GTTGTTATTACGTTCTTGTACATTTTTTATTTATTTATGATTTTAATAATTCAATTTCTGCTTTTAATTCTTTTATAGCTTGTACTAATACTGGTACAAGTTTTCCATAACTTAATTCTAACTTATCTGGGTTTTCATCATATACTAATCTTAAAGTATCATTGTCTAATTCCTTAACCTCTTGTGCTATAAATCCAAAATCTTTTTTACCTTTATTAGATGAGTAAAATTCTTCTCCATCTTTGTTTGTTTCCGCTCTATTATTCCATACAAATTCTCTTGGTTGTAAAGCATCGACAAAAGCAAGTCCATAACCTAAATCTTTTATTTCTGTTTTATCTCTTTCATCAGATAGTGAAGTAATAGAAGTAACCGCACAACGTAAAGTAGCAACAGAAGAATCTCCTAAAGTAATTTCGTTTGAAGCAGTTGCTGAACTTTCAGTTGCCTGATACCCAATATTAGTTACGTTAGTACCTGTTGCATTCCCTTGACCAGTTGCAGCACCTATATTTGTACGATAATATCCATTTGTATTACCATCATCAGCTTGCCACCCAACAGCAGTATTATGTGCTGCGAATTGTTGATTTTGATTTTTTAATGCCTCATAACCAATAGCTGTATTTCTTTGTCCAGATGTTTCTGTATATAACGATTGATAACCTAAAGATACGTTATTTGAACCAGTTGTAATAGCAGTACCAGCTTTATAGCCTAAAGCGGTGTTATTTGAACCAGTTGTAACATCTCTTAACGCCCTACCACCCACAACAGTATTGTAAAAAGTTGAACCAGCATTGTTTTGTCCAGAATACGAACCTATATAAACGTTGTAATCACCAGCTTGTGATGATTTAGAACCAGCTTGATGACCTATATTCAAATTATTATTACCACTATTAAATTTTCCAGTTCCGTAACCTAAATTTGTATTATTATAACCAGTAGTATTTTGATATCCAGATTCAAAACCTAAATTTGTATTTCCGCCCCCAGAAGTGTTTGAATAACCAGCTTCGTGACCTATTGAAATGTGTCCAGTAGAAGTCGTATTTCTTCCAGCTTCTTTACCAATAGCTATTGAATTTGTTTTACTTGTACCGCTACCAAAAGCAAACGCTTGATAACCAATAGCAACTATATTTTCAGCAGATTGAGACCCAGCACTTTTACCAATAACAACAGCGTTTGTAGTAACATTATCAGTTCCAGCATTTACACCAATAACAACAGCGTTGTTCCCTGTTGATGCAAATTTAGCTCCATAACCAACAACAACTGAATCTGTGAAATTTGCTCCATCCGCCCCTGCTCTTGCTCCTATTATTGTATTAAATGTGCCTGTGGTAATTCTTTTTCCAGTTTCTGAATCTCCTAAAATTGTATTTGAATGACCAGTTGTTAAGTTTGTTCCTCCTTGTATCGTTAAATTGTCAATAGGAGTTCCACTTAATCCACTTGGTATATTTACAAAATAACTTGAAATAGATGTGCCAGAGTTTTGAATACTTACATCACTTAATCCATTCAAGCTTGATGCACCTCCGCCACCACCAGCTTGTAATTCTAATTTACCTGCCGAAGCATTATATGTTAAAACATCGCCATCACTTGCTCCGCTTTGGATTCCCGGTATTCTAAAAGATGTAACTGCTACATTTCCTAAAGTTATTTCGTTTGATACAGTAGCACTTGAAGCTTCTGCATCATAACCTATCATAGTATTATTATGCCCAGTTGTTGTTGTGTTACCAGCTAATCTTCCTATGGCGGTATTAGCATATCCACTTGTAAGACTAAATAAAGTATTTTGCCCTAATGAAGCATTATTGTACCCTGCACCAGTTCCACCAGAAGCTGCACCTGCTCCTATAAAAGTGTTTACACCTCCAGTTATATTTCTACCAGCTTCGTAACCTATCATTGTGCTTGAACCACCAGTTGTATTGCTATATCCTGCTTGATAACCTATATTTGTGTTATATGTTCCAGAAGTGTTTGAGTAACCAGCTTCGTAACCTATTGAAAGTGCAAAACCAGCAATATTATTTTTTAACGCATAATAACCAATACCTATTGTACCATACCCACCAGAAGCACTATTAATAGCGTTTGCTCCTATTGCTATAACATAGTTTGAACTTGCATTGAAACCAGCATCATAACCCATAAACACACTAAATAAACCTGTATAATTAAAACCAGCCCTATGTCCAACTCCAACAGAATATCCACCGCCACTTCCAGCAAGTGCTTTATATCCTACCGCAGTTGCACCAGCATAATTTGTCATTCCGCTACCAGCATCATTACCTATAAATGTGCTATTTATTTGAGATGTCATTGAATTTCCAGCATCAATACCAAGCACAGTATTTCCTTGTGGATTTCCACTTAATCCGCTTGGTACTTCTCCAACGTAAAGTGAATCTGTATCAACTAAACAATCTGTTAATTCGTTTAAATTTGTAGCACCACCACCAATATTAGATGGGTCTATACGAACATTATCTGTTCCATCATAACCAACCACGAAATCTACATTAGCTGGGTCGGTTTTTAAAGTGAATTCACTAAATTTTTTATTTGCCATTTTTTTGAGTTTATTCTATTATTATATATTCGTCTTGTTCTGTTTGTAAAAAATCTCCATTCTCTGCTAATATTTCAAAGAAAGGTGTAGGTGTTGGGTCTGTATATGGATAGTATATGTTTCCCCATCCGTCTGGAGTTGGTAATCCCCACCAAGTACTATTGTATATTTCGTTTGCCATTATTGTTTTTTTTAGTTAAATACTTTTTCAATTTAACAACGTTTGATTTTTTTGGTTTATAAGTTGCTCTCATTACAGTACCCATCCATTAAATAAATCGTTAGTATCTGGACTTATATCTTCGTTTGTATTACTGTTGTACTCTGGGAAACTATCTTCGTGAAAAGAAATATAATCTATAAATCTTCTTGTATAGTACTCTGCAAAGTTTCTCTCTTTGTTTACTAAATAATCAACCTCCTCTTTTGATACGCTTTCTGCGTTCTCTGATGTATGTTTACTGATCCCACCATTCTTTATCTGATATGCTGCAAAAGGTAAATACTGCATCATAGCGTAATGTATCAACATAGGTTGCACATAATCATTAACTAAAGATAAATAATTGCCACTTAAATTATCAGCAATAATATCAGCACTAATCTTATTATATAAATCAGTTCCTAAATAATTTTGTATATCTATCTGTTGTGCAATCTTAATGAATTGTATAAACTTATTAGTATCTACATTCCCATCAAGAATACTATTCTTTACTAAATCTGTTCTGCTTATAAATAATGCTGTTGCCATCTATCTTTTTTTATTTACAAATCCATTATTAGGCATATCAGTTGGTCGCATAGCAACTTCCTTTGGATTAACCTCTGGTTTAAAACCCTCTTTTCTTGCCTTGTTTACACTTACCTCTGCGTTTGGATTACCTACATCTGGTTTTAGATTCTTCTTCTTTGCCTTGTATGTTTTACGCATCCAAAAATGATGGCAATCTCCACCACCTTTATAAAGCCAAATATCATAAGTATCTGCACCATTTAATCCCCATCCTGCATTTACTGCTTTTTTACTCATCATCTGTATATCTTCTTTACGATATATCTTTGCTGCTCCTACCATTCGTTTACAGAACTCTCTACTGTTTTCACTAAATGACAAAGGTGCATATTGGTATCTTACTTTAAACTGTAAACCCTCCTCGTTCTCTCCATCTTGACTACTCTTTGCGTTTGGTCTTGCAGTTCCAGTAGTAACAAAATTATACATTTTAGAAAGTACAGATAATTTAGGATTGTTTAATTTATTTAATTCCTCATCTAATTCATCTTCTTTGTCATAATCAACTTTTCTTTCGTCAATTAGTTCCCAATTTTCTAAATCTTCTTCCTCTCCGTATTCTTCTAAATCTGCTGATACTTTACTTAATTTAACACCAGTTTCTTCTTCTCTTGTTTCCCCATCTACTACATTACTCAAATCTTTAAATTCTAAAGGTTGTAAGGTCTTAAAATATAGATTTAAGCTAATATCATTGTATGCCAATATATCATCAAAGGCATTTATTAAAAGTGTCTGAAATGGTCTAATAACTGTGTTATCCATTAACAAAGAAGCAGTTTTTAATTCATCTGCGTTGTTTCCTAATCCACTTGAATCTTTTACACCTAACAACATAGGCGATACAACTCTATGTGCTACCATAATCTTACGCATACTTTCATCAGAAAGAAACTGGTATTGGTTATGAGCATCACTTAATTGTATTGGTTCTATACTCGCAGCAGTATTTGCATCATCATTAAAAGATAATATAAACTTACCACTATTAGAACTACCACTAAATTTCTGATAGATTCTGTTTTCTATTAATTGTCTTTGCTCTGGGTCTGGTGTACCATTATTAAAGTTGATTAACATACTTGGTGCTAATCCATTCATAATGTTATTAATATGGTAGTTAGAAATTTCTTCTTCCAACTCTGCATATTGTAATCCACCTTGATAATCTACTGGCGAATAATATTTATATCCTGCCTTGTAAGGCTTTACGTAATATATCTGTATAGCTTCATTACCATAACCAAACGCTTCTATTCTTTTTAAAGTATCATTCTTTTTATAATTTGCCCAATCTGGGTGCATATAATATGCCTCTATTTCTCCTTTTTCATTACACTTCTCTGCTCGTAATGTTTCTACTGGTATATGTTCTACTCTTGCAATAGTTTTTCTATCTTTAGAATAAATTACTTGCATTGCACACTGTCCCATTAGTTTCAAATCAGAAGATAATCTCCTTACGCAATCATCGTGAAACAATGTAATCATTTGTGCATATGCTTCTGGCTTTCTATTACTATCTGTTGCATCTAAACCCCTTCCGAATATCATTTCAGACATTCCGTTTATAATAGCGTTATTTGTTGCACTACCATTATACCTATCAATTAAAAACTGAAAGTAATTATTATCTTCTCCATAAGAAACAAAATTATCTGTCTTTGTTTCCTTTATTTTAGGACTTGTGTATGTTGATAAATTTAATACTCTTAAATCATTCATATTATAAAACTATATAATCATTATTACCATCTTTTGTTACATATTCGTTTTTATTAACTGAATAATAATCGTTGGTATCTTGGTTAATTGTTTGGTCTGTACAAAATACTCTATCTAAATAAATGACATCAGAACCATTTAAAAGTGTTAAATCATAATACCTACCCTCTTTCAAATTAAACGCATAAGACAAGCTTAAATAGTCCTTATCTGTAACAGTATTTACACTTGCAGTAGTTTCTTCGTTGGTACTGTCATCTCTTAATTTTAACGTAACAGATGCAACGTAACTTCTCGGTATTACCTTAATGGTTTGTTGGTTTGTACTCGTACTTAATACTTTCATATTAGTATATAGTAATAAATACTATTTTTTGTGTGTATTAATAAAAAAGCATAGCTTTTAAAATAAAAAAAGGGTATCCGTTAAGATACCCCTTTAATATAAAGTTAAATTTAATTATGCAGTGGGGTCAATCTGAACCGCAGAAGCATCAGCAGTAATTACCGAACCAGTAACAAAGTAAGGAGGTGCAGTTTCTTGTGCTACAATCGTTAAATTATAACCGCTTACATCTCCCATTGCTGCTCCACTTGTGATAGAGCCACCAGTAACCTCTGCTCCGTGTTCTAAACCTACAACAAAATAGTTTCCGTTGTAATCTTCGATAGCTACGTGAGGTCTTGCGTGTGCAATTAATTTTAATTCTTCTTGTGTAGCTTTGTCTTGGAAAGTTAAAGCCATTGTCAAGGTACTTTCATAAAAAGTAGTTCCGTTTTCTCTTGATGAGTTGATTGCAGTTTCTAAAGATGATGCACCTTTTACATCAAATTGAAACCAATCTGGGTCTCCTGCAAATGCAGTAATTTCTCCAGATGCTATTGTAGACGCTCCTAAAGTTCCGTAATCTGCAAAGTAAATAGTTTTTATACCACCTACTGCCGATTTACAAGGTACTTTACGTCCAGTTGTTAATGAACAAGCCATATATTTATATTGTTTTAAATAAAAAAGGGTAGATGTGCATTAAGCATACCCACCCTCTTTAATGATTATTAATTAATTATTATGAATAAAGAACGATATCAGAACCGAATACGTGTTGTACTCCTGCGGTAAATCTCATTATTACTCTAACGTTTTGAGAACCATCGATGTCGCTCAT